TCTATATTTTTCTTGTAGTTCTGATCTAATCTCATCAATATATTTAACAACCAAAGGAAACTTTCTAGGGTTGCGCAGCTCCGAAGCTCTTACATGTGCAGAGCCTTCTGCATAACCAGCTTCGATAGCACATTCAGTTGGAGACTTACGTCCTTCATTCGTAACTAGCAGTGTTGCAAATTTTGTTTGTTGTTCTGTTAATACTTTAGGTAAACCCATACCCTCTTATAGAAAATATATATTGTAAAAGCAAGTAAATTGTGATATTGGTTTACTTGAAGTGAGGGTCTTTTTACAGAATATGTTCCTCCTAAAAACTATAGTCTTAGTCCTCACTTCACACTTGAAAGAAAAGAGGTAAGATATAATATGAATACTATGTCATTCAAAAATAAAAAAGATGAAGAAGAATTTAGAAGGCAGCTTAAAGAAGCAATGGAAATATTAGAACAACAAGATGTGCATTATTTTAAAACTGAACACATCTTACCTATATTGCAATCTATGAACCCAGAACAATTAGAAATTTTTGAGCACCTTACAGGTATCAATAGACAAACCATACATTAAAAATGTCATCCTATACCACAAAGTCCTTGATGCAAATCTTGGAAAAGTTCTGTGCAAGTCCTGTTGGAAGCCATGCAAGAGTACAAATGGTGTTGCCTCAAGGAAGAAATCCTTTGCAACGTGAGTTCAATATCAAAGAAATTAAGTTGGTAGAGAACCAAATTATTGGTGCAAAAGAAAAATATCGTATGTTAATTCTAGTGGAGTAATTACTTTGAAACCAGAGTCAGCCTTCTGGCTAGAAACGAAAGAAAAACTTAATACATTTTCCCTTATAAGACTAGAAAGTTGGGCATCTGCCGGCATTCCAGATATACTTGGTTATGGTAATAACCGTGGGTTTTTTACTATTGAGTTAAAAGTAACAACTAGTAAGAAAATACGCTTCTCACCCCACCAAATAGCGTTCCATTTTAAGCATCCCAAAGATAGCTATATCCTTGTCAAGACCCTCGCTCCACGATCCGTGAAACTTTATCCAGGGTCCGCGATCCAAGAGCTTGTGAATTTTGGGCCCACCCACCCACCATTAGCGGAAGGATGGACCGCGGTCAAAGAGCAGCTTGAAGCTTGAGGCTTGTGGGCCCACCCGCCCGTGGCTTGTGAGCTTGCGGATTTTTAGATTATGAGATTTTTCCAGGTCCGGATGGACCTGGTCTTCAAGAATGAAGACCAGTGATATAAACGCAGTAACCGTGAGGACATTCAAATTCACCCCACTCTTGTGAGCTGAAAGAAAAAATTTCAGCCTGTCGCCTACGAAGAAAATAGGCTTGCATATCCGTGAAACCCAGCTCAGCGGGATCATCGTCCAAATGAAATAGATGTCCATGCAGGAGTAAATCCTGCATGAATTTTTTAGCGCCTTGGACGCTTCTGATTTTTTTATTAAAGACCACGAGCTGCTTTCTTTGTTTCGTGATCGATAGTGTGGCCCAACTCGACATCGAATTTGGCATCGGCTTCCTTGACCAGCTCGGATGTTTCCGAGTTGATCCAATGTAGAGATCCGATCCGACGGATCGTCTTGCGCTCCGACTTGATTGACGGATGCTTCTGTTGATGGACCGCGGTCCAATCGAAGAGAGTCACGTCCCCTTGAGTCTCCACCCAACAAACAGCACCGCAACTGAGGGGATTGTGCGGGCGATACATCGTGGTTGAGTGATCGTGATAAATAACTTCGTGAGCATAGTAGGTCTTGCCTCTGTGCTTCACAGTGAGAACAGGAAACTCCGTGCGATGTTTCTTGTTGTACTTGAGCATGTGTTGGTTCACATGAACAATCGTTTTTGCTGTCTTTGACATGCTTAGAAACTATCACAGAAAATCCCATAAGTAATTAAAAAAAATAAAATAAAGTGCTTGACACCTGTGGCTTGCGGGCTATGGGCCCACCCACCCTGGCTTGTAGCTTGTGAACTAAAATTATAATAAAACCTGGGGTTTTGAATTGTGAACGTAGTTCTCTATATCCTAAAGGATATAGAGAACTGAGCTTATCTTTTGTTTTGGTGTTCAATTGTTGTGTGAATATCTTCAATTGTGATCTTGTATTCTTTGTTTTGAAATACCCTGATAAAGTGTTGCAAATGCATATCACCATATCGGACATATTTTTGTTTGCTCTTTGAAAAGTATGTTGTTTCTAAAAATTCGAGGATGTCGAAACCCGTCGCTCTTTTATCAAATATCTTTTCGTGTTTGAGTGCGTCTTGTAATGTCATTCCTATCCTTTCTTAATGTTTGCCATAAGCAATATTTTTAACTGACTTATCCCAACACGCGCGACAGTCCCGACATTCGTTGTCTTGTTCGGCAGCTGGACAAGTTTTCCCTTTCGTAACAACGGTCGAGGTCCACGGCCAACTCTTCGGGGCTGAACCGTCCACCTTGGACGCCGACAATCTAATTATTAGATTGTCGGGCACGTCGTCCACGTTGATGTTAGAAAGGATAACAGATTCACGGGTCGGCAACCAATGTTTAACACTAGGTGTCATTTCGCAAACCTGAAATATCCGTTGTAAATGTTCCAACGATTGAATATCGCCGGCGTCGTGCCAACGGAATTCTTTTTTGTTTGATGTATTAATCAAATACACCATACCGAAAACCCATTCTTTATTATTCATGGCTTGTTGATAACGTCTTTCCAATGCGTCCTTGACGTTGGGGAAACGGTAACGGCCTTTGAGCGCATAACAACCATGACAGACAGACCCAGGAATTTTTACTAGCTTGCTACCTATTTTGCAACGGGTCGCGGGCAAGTTATAAGAAAATCCTGGCATTTTGGAGGGCTTCGACAAGCCCCCCGTAATTTTGTTTGCTTCTTTTTTATTCATAGAATTTAACAATATTATCTAAAGTTTTAATAACATCCTTAGAAGAAACTTTTGACATTTGATATTGGCCTACTAAATCCTCCAATGATTCTAAAAGTTTGGCATCTATATCTTTTAAAAGATTTGTCATTAATTCGACGGCCTCAAGACTATCGCCTCCAATGTGCCACCCCGTAATTTTTTCAACGGGTAGACCCTCATTTCCACAATAATTTTTTCCATTCTTCCAATTGTAGAGCGTAGCGCGTACCCCGTTTTCAAATAATAAACTCCATTCAGCGTCTATTTTGTATTCGTCGCCGTTCCAATGAGGTTTTCCTAATTTGCTGACGATATTATCGTAAGTAGTATTGATGTACCCTTGAAGACAAGTTCCGTCATTATTAGCTAATGCTTTATATTTCATTTTTAATTATCCTTTCTAAAAATAATTAACATAAATCTACAACATAAAATCCCATAATAAAATAAAATAATGGTCATAAATTATTACCGAAGCTTGTGACTTGTGGGCCCACCCACCCCTAGCAGCTTGTGGCTTGTGGGCCCACCCACCCAAAAAAATAAAAAAAGACCTGGGCATAAAAAAACCCGAGTCTTTCGACTCGGGTTTTAGTGACCCAAGGAACCCTGCGCATCCTCCACTTGCCACAGGGATTAAGTGATGTCCCGCCTGTTGTTCTTGATTCCTTTACTAACCAAGCAGTATACTAACCAAGCAGTGTGGATCGGGAGACACATACCTTGTTTTAATAGTCTAGCATAATGTGGGATTGTGTCAAGTAGTTCATAACCCCCTATGGGGGTTATGAACTGAGGTTTTATTTTTCTTTGTATTTATTTAAATGTTTATTTGTAAGTTCTGATCCTCTTTCGTCCACTTTATAAGTTATCTCAATATATTTATCAGTAACCTCAACACTAGTATCAACACCTTTTTTCATGAGGTTCAAACCCATTGTTGTAAAGGGTAAGAACAAAGCAAAGTCATCACCACCAACGGCGTCGACTGATCTGTCCCATACATCTTTATCTTTATTAGGATCAAAACCCTCAGCATAAACAACAGGTATTTTTTCTTTTTTAGAACCCACAAAAGCTTTCCTTAAATAAATACCTTCGTCTTTAACAAGCCAAAGACCTTTCTCTTTTGTTGTTTCTTTTGTGTATGGATATTTAAAGAACATTGTCTTTAAAGTTTTATCAGCGAGGGTCTGAAGACCCTCGCTTGATTTAAATGTAAGTTTAGTCATTAGTCCAACAACGCATAATATTCGTTGATAAAATGCTTTTGAAACCAATCAAGACCTTTACGCATTACTTTATAGTCTTGATGTAATTCTGCATTTTTTATTTTATGGTAAACGTCTTGCGCGAACCTTGGAAGAAATACGCTTTCCCCACTCCAAGGGTTCGTTGTTTTCACCATGCGATGATCGTTGAAATATCCTTTAAATGGCATTTTAATTTTCTTACCATTGTACTCGATATATTCCTTTTCTTTGTCTACTTGTAGATTGATTATATTATTCATAATAATTATCCTTTCTATTTAAGAGGTTAGCACAATTAATTTTTATTAGAAGAAAAAAAGGGTCATAAATTATTACAGGCTTGTAGCCTGTGGGCCCACCCACCCAATAGCTTGTGGCTTGCGGGCCCACCCACCCAATAAATAAAAAAAAATACAGCCTTAGAGCTGCAGTAGAAAGGGGCGCCTAAGCGCCCCTTCTTGATTTATTCTTCTCCGTCGTTTACATAAAGACCTGGTATCGTGTTCATTATTTTTGCAATGTCATAATACAAGGTTTCCATTTCGTCTAGTTTATCTAAGATCTCTACACAACTCATCTCTACTTTAAGATCAGTTGTTTGATCACTTAACCTTATTCCCTCGACCAACTCAAATGTTTCTTGTCTATTCTCGTCAATCTTAGGGTAGATAACAGATATCCTAGTTTTCTTAATTGTTGGACATTCTCTTATCTGTTTTACTACTGTTTTCATTTTTTATCCTTTCTAGACCTGGGGGAGCAGAAGCACCCCCAGAAAAAATCTTGTTAATCTTTGTGCAAGTCCTGGAACTCGTCCCACTGTTCGCGGTTCACTTCTTCAAGAACTTGATCATCCTCATATAAGATTGTGAACAGATGGTGCTGAGTTTGCATGTGAGCATTCCAAGCGTCAAAGTTATCGTAGTTCTTGATTGAACTTGTAGCGATCTTACTGTAGTCAGCTTCCGCCTGTTCAACCGCCCACTGTTTTACTTTTCCCATTTTATATCCTTTCTTTGAGAAGCGACGGGGGCAAAAGCCCCCGTCTCTAAATTAATCTTTGAGGACCA